TCTGACTTGTTTTCTACCTGATAAAGTCTGATTAACTAAGGTGGGTCTATTATCTTTAAAATTTAAACTTCTAAAATTGGGAGATGTTGGAAATTGTCCTGACATTATACTATCCCCATCTTGCCTTGATTATTCATGGCATTGTTTATGATTGATGTTATCAATCCTTTTCTTGATGCTAATAACTGGTCAAATCCAGCAGCATCTACTGTTGATATATTAAAGTTAACTGTAGCACCCATACCCTGACCTTTAGTATGGTCAATAACAGTTTCATTTGGATGTAATATAGCTGGGAATCCACCTCTTCCATCTATACCACCTGCTCTTGCTCCATTTCCTGTAAAACCACCGCCTTCATTAGTAGGAATTTTTATCGAACTTGTTAAAGCTGCTGCTTGAGCAGTTGAGCCTTCCATGTGAGCACCAATATCACTTATAGTTCCTTTAACTATACCAACTAATTTTTGAACTATAAATACATTTATTAATTCATTTAATACTGCTCTTGCAACTGAAGTAGCTAAATCTTTAAAATCTAAGAATTGTTGATTAGTAAAATCAAAGAAATTCTTAAATGCGTTTGTTAATTCACCCTCTACTGTATCTGCAAAACTTTTAACTACTTGTATTGATTCAGTAATTTCTGATTTAATTCCTTCAAAAGTATTTGTTATTTTAGGTAAAGTAATATCTTCTAAACCTGTAGCAGCATCTCCAATATCTTCCAAACCTTCGACACTTTCATCAAAAAGTTTATTCATTCCAACTATTGCAGCACTAGCTGCTGCTATACCAGCACCAACTTTTACTAAACCAACACCAGTAACACCTTGTAATAAAGTACCTGCTGTAGCTGCTGCTTGAAATGCTTTTGCTAAATTAACAACTGTAACTGCTACTGCTGCTATTCTTTGAGCTACCATTACTGAAAAAGCTACTGCAAACATTTTTGCTAATATCTCTATATTTTGTGCTAAAAATCCAACAGTATTAGCGGTAGCTGCAAATATACCTGTTGATTTTTCAAATTCACCGACAAGTGTTATAAAGTTTGTTTTGAGCATACTTATTGATTGCCCAATAGTCATATTCATATTACCAACAACTTTAGATGTTTCTGCTGTTGCTGATATTAATGTTGGTAAAATATTTTCTGCTGTAATTTTACCTTGAGCACCCATTTCTCTTAATTGACCTGTAGAAACACCCAATCCTTTAGCTAATAATTCAGCTAATGCAGAGTTTTGTTCCATAACAGAATTAAGCTCATCACCTCTAAGTGTTCCTGAAGCTAAACCTTGAGCTAACTGTCTTGAAGCATTTGCAGCTTCAATAGCAGAAGCACCTGAGATAATAAATGTGTTTGCGACAGTTTGTGTCGCATCAGCAACTTGTTGTTGAGATAAACCCATCTCTTTAGTTGCAAAAGTAATTTTTGCAAACAAGTCACCTACTGCATCAAAATCTGACCTTGATTCTAATGCAATTCTTTTCATGTGTGCCATAGCTTCTGCTGTACCAGCAGCAGTACCAGTTAAAGCACCCATTCTGTTTTGAAGATTTACAAATGTATCACCAGCTCTTACAAGCTCTCTGACACCAAAAGCAGCGACAATCTGATTTCTTAGATTTCTAACAGCATTTTGGGTAGAATCTATATCTCCTTTAAATTTTCTAAAAGCAGCACCAGTTTTATTTTCTCCTAGTATTCTTACTTTTATATCAGATTTAGCCATTTTGTTTTTGTATTTCCTCTTGTTGTATATTTAGATAAGCAATCCAACCATTAAACTCTTCTAGAGTCATTTCTTCAATTTCAGCAACAGTTTTGTGCAATCTTTCTGCTAGAGCATACATAGAATATAGCTGCTTATCTTCAGCTACTTTTTTTGCATATCTCCTTGCGATATATTACCCATTATTTCAGTTGCTACTCTCACTAAAACACTACTATCAACATGGTTTAACAATTTCTGTTTATGTTCAATAGTAAAATGCTTGTCTCCATTTTCATCTAATGCTTTATATATTAATACATATACAAGCATCTCAACCTCATCATCTTTAGCAAGTTTCATAAACTTTTTCATATCAAATAGGGTGATAGGTTCACAAAATATTTTCATAGGTTGTTCGCCATCACCCCATTCAGGTACTTCAATAAGTTTTTGTCCTTTGCTTTTATAATGAGCTACTAGATTATCTATTGCTGACATTTTCTTATACTGTTGTTGGTGTTAAAGCACCATTGCCTTGTACTGAAATACTAGCTTCAACCAATCCATCAAATGATGCACTTCTTGAAACTCCAGTAACAATAGCTGAACCTGTATAATAAGTATCACCTGCAGTATCTCCTTCAGGATATACGTTTAGAGTTACTTCTGAGCCAATGGTTAAAGCACCTTGACCATCAGTATCAGTCTCATCCCAAAATACATCTAAACTTCCTGAGAAAGAAGTCAATGATGGTTTATACGTTCTAGCAGAATCACCCATTGAAGTATCTTCTAAAGTATCAGCAGATTCTTCAATAGAATAAGACCTAATTTCAGCTACAGCATTAGAACCGACTTTTACAGTTCCTTCACTTCCTTTATGTGTTGCCATTTTCTACCTCGTCTTTCGACTTTTTCTTAGAAGAAGGTTTAATTTTATCTTGCGAATGGACTGCTTCTTCTTTCCAGCCCTTTTTCTTCATTGACTCAACCTGAGTAGGGTGAGCTATTACAGAACTTTTACCATTTGGACTAATTAATTTCATAATTTGTCTCCTATACTGCTACATCAGGATTAGTTTCCTGAACATAGTAATTAGTTAAAAAGGTTAAACTCACATACCCTAGTGGTTTCTCACCTTCACCATTAAACTCTATTTCTGTTGATTCTAAATAGCAGTCTTTAGCTAATCCATCTAAAGTTCTATCTGCTGCTATTGCTTCTTCAACTTCTTTTGATATTGTATCAATAGTATCATCAAAGTCACTAGTAGCTTTTGCATATCCTTCTACTACCACTGACAATTCTCTACTCATAACTCTATCAGTACCTATAACTATTGGTTCAGATGTTTCTGATTTAGTATAGATAACTAATGCTGGTACTGTTTCTAATGGATAAACCCTAGACTCATAAACTCTTGAACCAGTTGTAGTTAAGCCAGTTAAGGTAGTTCCAAACTTTTCTCTTATTTGTTGTCTGATATGATTTGCCATTATATTTCCTCTAACATTAATGCACTAAAACCTGTTCTATCTGCTTGTATATTAACAACAGTATAACTTTGTGCTGCTTTGAGTATATTACCATTTGTATCTTTAATTGCAGATACATCTAATCTATTTCCAAATGCAATATTTGGCACATCTATAGTTCTGCAATAGGCTATTGGTTTTAATGCTTCTACACCAATACCTTCTTCCTGTTCTACATATTCATTATTTAGAATAATATTAATTGTTGTAGAAGTACCTGAATTTGTATAAACAGCAGATACACCATGACCAAAATTAATATCTAAATATCCAGCCATATCTAATTCAGTTTCTAATCTAAATTGAGACATTACTCTTCCTCTAAAACCAAAGAAACTAAACCTGTATTATCAGGTTCAACTGTTCTTACAGTAAATGCTGTTTGAGGTTTTAAAACATTACCTTTATCAGTTGTTATTGCATCAACAATTAATCTATCTTCTTGAGATATGTAAGGTACATCAGATGCTTTAACTATTGCTCTTGGCTGATAACCAGCAACAGGAACAGTGCCACCTTCTATATTGAAATATTCTTGGTCAATAATAATATTAATATTCTTAGAGAATCCTGAATCAATATCAAAAAGAGTATCTATTAATGGAAAGTCATCCCATAAAGATTGTTGGACTTCAAAGAAAGTGGCAGTAACACCATGACCTGTTGTGGTATCAACATAGGCGTTAAAATCTAATGCACTCTCTAAAGGCATGATTTATTTTTTAGCTCTAGTCTTAGGAGCTTTTACTTTTGAAGTTTCTAAACCTACGCTTCTATCTTGTTTTTCAACTTTAGGTTTAGCTACATGAATTTCAGCTTTACCATATCCACATAAAGCATGACCTTCATGTTCAGGTAATTCAATTACATCACCAGCATGTACTTTAGAACCGCCAGCCATTGTATCTGTTAAGATTTTGTATTTTTTCATATTTAAGTTGGCGGTATTGCTACCGCCATTCCATTTAAGCATCAGTTAATTAGTCGCTTGATTTACAGAAAGATACTGCATGTCTTACAGCAACATCAACAGTTTGTAGAGCAACAATTCTTACTCCACCTGAAGTTGATAATGCATAAGGGTCAACTTGAATATCTAATCCACCATACATACCAATTAATAAGTCTGCA